GTGTTATTATGATTAAAACCTTAAAACCCAAGACCAAATACATGAATTTCCGCTGGAATGATATTGATTATGAATATGTTATCCGGCAAGCCAAAAAATTAGGCATCTCCAGAAGTGAGTATCTTAGGAGATTAATTCTTCGAGACAGAAAGAACAAAGCCCTGAGACTAAAAACATTATGCGACCGATGCGAAAAAGAAGAAGCAACAGAAAATCTTGATTTTGAGGACTGCAACGGGGTCGGTTCAGTATATGTTTGTGCCAAGTGCAAGGAAAAGCTGGAGGAAAGAGTATGAACTTTAAAAAAGAAGCAAAGAAAATTATTGATTTTATTATGCCAGTAGAACAAGAAAAGAATGATAAATGGGAAATTTATGTTGCTACTACTTTAAAAATGGCATATACCCAGGGGCAAATAGATAGACTAAAAGAACTTATTAAAGAAAAGGAAGCATGAAAAAACTTAAATTTTGGCAGAAGATAAAACTATTTTTCGGTTACTGCCCGGATTGCAATTCAAAACTTTTTACCTGGAGTTTCGGCAAATACAAGTGTATCGAGTGCAAGAAAACATATTATAGTTAAAAACGTTCTGGGGAGACAAAAAAGACTCCCCAAGAAAGGAAGTCTTTATGAAATCGCAAAAATATTCTACCAAAGAACTTGCAAGATTGCAAGAAAGCAAAAGAATAAGAAAGATGCTTGATAAGTTATCAGATAAACTTCTAAAGGAAGCAAGGACTAAAAGGCAAATAACGAATATTAATAATTTTGAATGGTTTTTAAGTCAAGGAGCAAGTAAATGATTTCAGCCAACATGATGAGAAGCCTACAGCAACAAATGAACTCACTTTGGTATCAATACAAGAGGCTAAGGGCCAATAGCAAGGACTTTAAGGATAGCGACATAAAGGACATTTTAATTAGCCTTATAGAATTAGGGGAAAGGTTTGAAAAATTAAATGACTAATTCATTTTGTGAAAACTGCCAGAATTATATTGATTTGGATGAAGAACCGGAACATGAAAAAATGTGTAAAGAAACTAATATGTCCATGGAAGAAATTAGAAAGAAATATAAGGAAAGGGAGGCCAAATGATTATTTCTTTTTTCCTAGGTTTTGCAACAGGTTTCGTAATAGCTTTTTTAATTATAGTTTTGGTGATAAAAAGTAAAAACATCGAAGATGAAAAGAAAGGGCTGGTGTTGATTTCCAAGTGGTGGTATGACATCAGGCCAAGAAAAACTAAAAAGAAGTTTTTAAGGACTAAATAAATGAAAAAACTTAAATTCTATTGGCACATCCATCACGACATCTTAGTTGAACCTTTAACCGAACCCCTGAAAAACAGGATTAGATACATTAAGGAAAACAAACCAGAGAATGAGATTGAGTTGAGGTTGAAACTGTTAAAACCAGTTAAGGGTAAATTACCGAAAAGGGTAATCAAGGCAGAGGAAGCCTGGAACAAGGCAGAGGAAGCCTACGACAAGGCAGAGGAAGCCTGGAACAAGGCAGGGGAAGCCTACATTAAGGTATGGGAAGCTTACTACAAGGCAGGGGAAGCCTACTGCAAGGCAAGGGAAGCCTGGAACAAGGCAGGGGAAGCCTGGAACAAGGCAGGGGAAGCCTACTACAAGGCAGGGGAAGCCTACTACAAAACCCTAACCATGAAATCGGTCTTAGCCCTGCACAAAAAGGAGTGCGGTTGCAACTGGAATGGGGAAAGTATTTTTAATAAATAGTTTGAAAAGTTGGAGGAGGAAAATGAACGAATATCATAAAATCCAAACAATTTTTAAAAGGGATATGGCTAATAGAGGCAAAATAATGGAGGGTACTTTTAGTGAACCCGAGTTTGAATATTTAAAAAACAATGAATGGGTATTTACTGAAAAAGTTGATGGCACGAATATTAGAGTTATGTGGAATGGTAAAGCTATAGTTTTCGGTGGGAAAACAGATAATGCCCAAATACCAGCCTTTCTAGTAACAAGATTAGAAGAATTATTTTTAGGTATCCAAAAAAGAAAATTGTTTGAAGAAGTTTTTGCGCCGAAAGAACAAGATGAAGAGATAAAAGTTTGTTTATATGGAGAGGGCTATGGGGCAAAGATACAAAAAGGTGGGGGTAATTATATTCCTAATGGAGTGGATTTTGTTTTATTTGATGTAAAAATAGGCGATTGGTGGTTGCAAAGAGAAAATATTGAAGATATTGCCACCAAATTTAAACTAAAAACTGTTCCTGTAATTGGAAAAGGAACTTTAAAAGAGATGGTTGAAATGACTAAAAAAGGTTTTAAATCCCAATGGGGTGAATTTATTGCAGAAGGTATAGTTTCTAAACCGGCAACGGAATTAAGAACAAGAGGGGGAGATAGAATAATTACCAAAATTAAATATAAGGATTTTAACAACTAAATAGTTTTTTATGGTGTAAAAAATATTTACACCATTTTCTACAGGGTGGTCTGGAATACCTTGGTTAAGAATAGTCTGGGCCACCCGCTAGAAGAAAGAAAGCACTTTAAGTTTTGAAAGCAGGTGGCGGTGGCGAAAGTAATCACTTCGCGAGAAACCGAATGTGGCTGATAACTAACCTCCACTGTGTATAAAGCTAATATACACTGGATATAGGTTTACAAGGTGCAAATCCTTGTCCGCCATTTGCTTTGAGAATTTAAAAATTAAAGGAGGAAGATGAACGAAGACATATTTTTTACAATCCTAGCCGCAATTTGTTTTGTGGGTATCGCCTATCTTTTTATTTTTGTGTTTCCACAATTACCTTTGTGGATGTGAGGGGTTAATTTATGAAAAAAGAACAAATACCTAAAAAGGAATGGAAGTCTTTGTTATTTAAATGTAGAGCTGGTTGTTTTCATTTTTTAGAAATAGCTTATGTAGAAGAAGAGTTAGTAAGTAAATGGCCTATTTTTTGTGTAATCATTACTGCCGGAGATAAGCCCCTGATTAGAAGATTAAAAGCAGCTTGGCAAGCTATAAAAGGAACAAGATACGATGCGAGTGAAGAAATTGTTTTGTATAAATCAGACATAAGAAGGCTAAAAAAATATTTGGAGAAGTTTTTATGAACCTAACAGCGAAAAATTGGAAGAAACAACATGAGGAATATGTTGGTAATCCTGATAGTTCAAGGGAATTTTGTAAGTTGTTGATTAAAGCAGTAGTCAAGGATTTGGCGGGGAAGGAAGCTAAGTATTATAAATCTGATGATTTACCAGCTTGGAAAAGTGGCTACAACCAACACCGCCAAGAGGTTTTAGAGAAAGGAGAAAGGTGGGTTATATGAACCTTAACCAAATAGCAGGACTAACAATGATAGGGATAGGCATAGCTTTGGCGGTTTATATGGTTTTGAGGAAGGAGAAATGAACCTTAACCAACAAGTTGTAAGTTTAGAACTAGCCAAAAAGTTAAAAGAGTTGGGGGTAAAAATTGATTTGGCGATGGCGACAGGTTCTACAACCAATATCTACAAAACAATAGATGAGATGATTGATGGACTTGAGGCGTTAAAATGGTGGCTGGCACAACATAAACCTAAAAAAAATGAAGGGAGGAGAAGGTGAAAAAAATAAATAAAGATAAAAAAGAGATAAGTAGGCAAGCAATATGGTTAAAAACTCCAAAAGGCAGGGCCTACCAGAAGACCCCAAAGTATAAGGCCTACAAGAAGGCCTACCAGAAGACCCCAAAGTATAAGGCCTACCAGAAGGCCTACCAGAAAACACCAAAGTATAAGGCCTACAAGAAGGCCTATGAGAAGACACCAAAGCGTAAGGCCTACAAGAAGGCCTATGAGAAGACCCCAAAGTATAAGGCCTACCAGAAGGCCTACCAGAAAACACCAAAGTATAAGGCCTACCAGAAGGCCTACCAGAAAACACCAAAGTATAAGGCCTACAAGAAGGCCTATGAGAAGACACCAAAGCGTAAGGCCTACAAGAAGGCCTATGAGAAGACCCCAAAGTATAAGGCCTACCAGAAGGCCTACTATTTAAGAGTAACTAAAATAAAAAGGGAAGATTGCAAAAAACCATAGATATAAATTACCTTATCTATGCTTTAAACGTAAACCGTAGATAAGATAAAAGAAAGCGAGGGGTAACTACCTACTAAAAATATAAAAATTAGTAGTTAATTAGTAGGAAGCGAGGAATGATAGGGAAATCCAAAAACAAAAAAACACTAGATAGTTTTGTTAAATACTGCCAACAACATCCAGAAGAAAGATTTTGGCAGGCATTACGGAATTGGTCTGGTTATGATTTTATTTATGGAAGTGATGATTTGGTAATTGGACACGCAAAAGAAGGATTAGAAGATACTTTTTACAAAGAAAGCGAGGAGAAGTGAATTTTGGAGAATTAGGTTGGGTATTGACAGGATTATTAAGTTTACTTATCGCTATTCTTAGTGAAGATGATAGATGGTTTAGGTTTGTGGTTATATTAATTTTATTTGCTATTTATATGCACATTTAAAAGAAAGCGAAAGGGAATTGTAAAGTTAATTGACAAGAAAAATGACAAAGAAAAATGAGTCAAGGTCGTATTATTCAAAATGCAAGGCCAAGAAATACCACAATGTTAATTTCTGTCAGAATCGCAAGTGCGGGAAGAAGCAGCACAAGTATGATATGTTTTTGGTATGTAGCGAGTGTTTTGACAAGATAGGGAAAAAATGAGTACAAATAATGTGATTTATATTAAATCCGATACCTATGAAGTTTTATACCAGGGCTGTGTGGACAATGGTTTTAAAGGAGCAGAAAAGCTAGGTAAAGGCAAGAACTTGGACGATGCCTATAAAATCGCTAAAAAGTGGCTGGATAGAGCTGAAGACCATGACCCTTATGGATGCTTTATCCTTGAGTATGGAATACAAATATGTTAATAAAATTACCTTTACCGACATCAAAATTTACAAAAATTTATGTTTACTAAAAGTTGGTATAAAAAACATTCACATCCAAGAGGTATGTTAGGAAAAAAACATACAATGAAAACTCGTAATAAAATGAAAGCAAGTAGCCCACATTTTAATAAAGGAAAAAAAGTTAGTATGGAAATTAGAAAGAAAATCTCTATTGCTGCTAAAAAAAGATTTATGGATATTAGAGAAAGAAAAAAAATGAGCGAAAGAGTGAAAGGATTTAAACATACAAAAGAAGCCAAAGAAAAAATGAGCAAATTTCATAAAAATCATTTTAATATAGGAATGTTTAAAAAAGGAGAACATTCTTCAAGAAAAACAGAATTTAAGAAAGGACATAAATTATGGACAAAGGAAAGAATAAAGAAAATGGTAAATTCTTTAAAAGGAAAAACTTCTGGAGAAAAACATTATAAATGGAAAGGTGGTTGTTTTATTTATGAAAATAGGATGATGATATTAAATAAATCCCATCCATTCGCAAACAAACATGGCTATATTTTACGAAGTAGATTGGTAATGGAAAAAAGTATAGGTAGATTTTTAACTCCAGAAGAGGTTGTGCATCATATCAATAAAAATACTTTAGATGATAGTATATGTAATCTTAAATTATTTGATAATAAAGCAAAACATTTTAGTTTACACAAAAAAGAATACTGGAAAAGATGGAGGGCAAAAAGAATATGCGGCTTACTTTAAATCTTCCTCCTTCAATAAATAGTTTGTATAGCCAAAATAGGCAGGGAAGGAGGTTTAAAACCAATGAGGCTAAAGCATGGGAAACTGAAAGCAGTTTTAAACTTATGAAGCACAGAAAGTTTGGCAAAGATAAAGTTGAAGTTTTTATTATCTATTATTTTAAAAACAATAGGTCGGATTTGGGAAACAGAAGCAAAATTTTGATTGATTTATTGGAAAAGATGAGGATTATAAACAACGATAACCAAGTTTGGGCTTTACACGAATATAAAAATATTGATAAAAAACGATTAGGAGTAGTTTTAGATATATGGGAATATAGCGAATAGTCTTTATGCGTGGGGAGGGCCCTACTGCTGCAGCCTCCCCGCATGGGGACTAAAGAAGTTTTTTATTTCTACAATAGACGGGGCAGAAAAATAACTGTCGAAAATAAGTCTGAGGCTGAAAAACTTATCCGGCAGGGATTTCTTCAGACGACTCCGGATTCTCCTTTTTATAATCCTGTTTATGACAAGGGAGATGAAGTTATTGCTCAACCAATAAACAAAGAAGCAGAGGTAAAAACAGCAAAAGGGAAAAGAAATTATTTGGAGGTAATAAAAATATAAAAATATTTATGTCTAAAATTTCTGCAAAATACTGTGGTTGTTGGGATGCGGTAAGCGGTTATGGTTCGGCCAACAGGAATTTTATCATGGCTTTAGATACTGTCGGGGTGGAACTAACCACTCAAAGAGTATCCTATTCTAAAAACTATGGAGAGAGTTTTTATGGCGAAACCTACAAGCTGGCTCAAGAAAAAGAAGGCAAGGCAATAAATTACGATATTAAAATTATTCACATTCCTTGCGACTCTTACTTGCGGTATTTGGAGCCATGTAAATACCACATCGGACACCTTTTTTGGGAAACCGACCGGATGAGTCCTGAATGGGTCTGGAACTGCAATTTAATGGATGAAATATGGGTTGGCGACAATTTCCATAAGGAAGCCTTTGAGAAGTCAGGCGTTAAAAGACCAGTCTGGGTTTTTCCCCAGCCGGTGAATACGGAAATGACCGACAGGAAAATAAAAAGATTTATGCTTAAGGGTGTTAAAGATGCCAGTAATGACCATTTTTTGTTTTATTCAATTTTTCAGTGGATTGAGCGTAAAGCACCAAAAATACTTTTAACCGCCTACTGGCAGGAATTTGCCAATGAAAAAAATGTCGGTCTTTTGCTTAAAACCTACAAGGAAAGATATTTACCGGAAGAGAAAAAGGAATTGCTTGACCAAATCAGGTTATGGAAAAGCGAACTTAATCAAGCCACTTACCCACCTGTTTATTTTTATTCTGAATTTGACGATGTAGATGATGTTTTTAGGGTTCATCAGACTGGGGATTGCTTTGTTCTTAGTCATAGAGGGGAAGGTTGGAGCAGGTGTATTGCCGAGGCGATGGTGATGGGAAAACCTGTAATTGCCACTCAATTAGGAGGTATCCACGACTTTCTAACTAAGGAGACTTATTTCCCTCTTAAATGGAAGCCGATAAATGTTTTTAACATGGATTGGGCCCCCTGGTATCGGAAAGACCAGAAATGGGCTGAGCCCGATATGGGTGAATTAAGAAGGCTGATGCGGTTTGTTTATGAAAATCAGGGTGAGGCTTTTCAGACAGCCAAAAGAGGGCAGGAGTTTGTTAAAAGGAATTTCTCTTATGAGGCGGTGGGAAGAATGTTAAAAGACAGGTTGATTGACATACAAAAAATGATTAACAGAGAAAGACGGAAAAAAATCCGTTGGTTGCCATTATGAAAATTTTGTATTTTAGCTGGCACGAAATTTTAGAGAGAGACGAATTGCAGTTATTTGAAGAACTCGGTTTTGATTATTTGAGTCTTGGGGCTTTTTATAACCCCTCAGAACAGCAAGGCAAGTATTTGAGACCGCCACTGATGGCAAAACATAGTCTGTTTGAGCAATACAAAGGCGATTGGACAAATAAGGAAAGTTTGACAAAAGAAGCAATCAAAAATTTTGATGTATTGATTTTTATGCATAATCCGAAAAAAGAACAGCCGGAGATAACCAAAAATTGGCAAAATATAAGGCATAAAAAATGTATTTACCGCTCTATCGGCCAGTCTTCAAGGTTGACAGAAAAAGCCCTAGCACCTTTTAAAAAAGATGGGCTTTTGATTGTCAGGTATTCACCTAAAGAAAAAACCATCCCTAGTTATTGTGGCGAGGATGCCATGATTAGGTTTTACAAAGACGAAAATGAATTTTGTAATTGGAATGGCAAGGTTAAAAGGGTAATTAGTGTAGGCCAGAATGTCAAAGGCAGGGCGAGTGCTTGCAATTTTGAGACATTACTTAAAGCAACTGAACCTTTTGAGAGACGGCTTTATGGGCCAAATAATGAAAATACCGGCTTGATTGGTGGCAAGATTGATTATGATTTGTTGAAAAGCGAGTTAAGGGATAATCGGGTTTATTTTTACACTGGAACACAACCCGCCAGTTATACTTTGGGATTTATCGAGGCAATGATTTCAGGCATACCGATTGTAGCGTTAGGCCCAAAACATTGTAACCGAGATTATCCAGAACAGCAAACTTACGAAGTGCATGAAATTATCAAAAATGGTGAGAATGGGTTCTGGTCAGACGACATCCCAACTTTACAAAAATATATTCAGCAGTTAATGGATGATGACGAATTAGCTCAGAGGATTAGCAAGGTTGGTAGGGAAACAGCGATTAAATACTTTGGAAAGTCAAAAATCAAGGAAGAATGGCGTGTTTTTTTAGAAAGTTTATTTAAGGAGGAAAAATGAGTTATCACGAAGAAGGAGAAGGATTAGGAATAATTATTTTAATAGCGATTACTTTTTTAATAATTGGAATTGTTATGTTTTATAAGTCAGCGATAAAACCTTGTGGCTGGTTTAATGAAAGTGAATATATAAAAAATGAAGTTCCTGTAAGATGTCAGGAAAGGAAATAGTTATGGAAGTAAACGGACTTAACCAGATAACCCAGAAATGGTTTAGAGCCATGCCGATTAAAGCAAAAACAGAAAGAGATGCTGAAGGGGCGAGGTTACTGGAATTTGTTAAAGAAAAGAGGCCTGAGAGCCTGTTAGACGTGGGTTGTGCGGCCAGTTGGCTATCTTATGCCCCAGAACTGAGGAAATTGGTTAAAAGATATGATGGGATAGACCTAGTTGAAGATGAGAAAATGAAGCCTTATTTAGACTTTTACCATGTTGGGGATGCTATTGATTTTGAAAAATCCAATAGGTTTTTTGATAAACCATACGAAATGGTTGCTTGCGTTTCAACTATAGAACACACCAATTTAAGCTCTAAAAAGAAAGCATGGCTTGAGCCGGAAGAAGAAAGAAAAAAAATGTTTAAAAGGTGCTTGGATTTGGCGGAGAAATGGTTTTGGATTTCTTTTCCTGTGGGCAGAAAATACAGGTATCTTGAAGAATTTGAGATTATAACGGATAAGGAACTGGTTTTTTATGAGGGAATGTGTTTTGGTTATAAACTTGAAGAAAGGTTTTATTACACTCAGGGTAGTCAAGTTGACCATCCTTGGCTTGAGCATAGGATGAGAAATTTAGCAGTTAAAATCCCTTTTTTAGAGTATATCGGAAATCAAAGTTTGTGTGTCATGGAGGTGGAGAAATGTTAATAACAAAATATTTTTCAGAAAAACTTGGGATTGAAGTTATACCCGAAGTGAATGATTGGTCTAAAAAGTGGCATTGCTACGATTCGGGTGGTGTCGAGTGCGAAGTAGGAGAATTACTTTATAGTTTAGCGAGAGTAATTAAACCACAGAATGTACTTGAGACGGGTTTGTATTCAGCCGTGAGTACAATGTATATTTGTCAGGCTTTAAAAGACAATGGTTTTGGTCATTTGCAGAGTTTTGAGATAGAAGAAGAACATATTAAGCGAAGCACTGAACGCTTAAAAAAACTTGATTTATTCGATTGGGTAACGATTCACCATCAGTCTTCATTAGATTATACGCCAGACAGACAATTTGAAATTTTTTGCCTTGATAGCGAGCCTTGGTTACGCTTTCACGAGCTAGTCAGGTTTTTTCCTAATTTAAAAGAAGGCGGGTTTGCTTTAATTCACGACTTGCACCACCATTGCGGGCAGGTGGCGGTTGAAGGCAAAGAGTTTGCTTGGCCTTGGGGGAAACTGCCGGAAAAATTAGAGAAACTGGTTCAAGACAAACGACTAACGCCAGTTTATTTTCCATCGCCCAGAGGATTAACGATGTTTTATAAGCCAACAAAGGATGATTATAAATGGATATAAGTAATTTATGTCGGGAGCTGAAATTTAAAAGTGAGGCAGTTTTATATACGCCTCCTGACCCTTTTAGGATTTATGAAAGGCTGGCAAAAATATATATGATAGCCCATGCAGAGCCTACTAAGTTAATTAGTAATAAAAAGGTATCACCAATTGCTCTTTTTCCAGACGATACTTGGTGGTGGCGGAGTTATGGAGTTAATCCCGATTATAAAACGCCTTTGATGTTTGTTAAATGGGTTTTACAAGAAATACCAAAGGAGTTTTGGAAATTTAATGTTTTAATTACAGTTAATCTTAAAAGATTGAAAGACTCGGCTAGGAAAAGCGAATTGAGTTATATCTGGATAGATATGAAAAATAGAAAAAGAAAATTGAAGTGTGTAGAAATAAGCGACAATGTGTTAAAAGAATTAAAAAATAAATTATTTTACCTTCCTAGTTATGAACAAATAGCCAAGGAGGTTAAAAGTTGGGATGACAAATATAAATATAAAGGATGGGGTCTTATCAAAGACCAGAAAGTTAAATTTTGAAAGGGGGTGATATAAATGGCTAGAAAAAAATCAAAAAGTTTAATAGTTCCAAAAGAGAAATTGGCCAAAGAAGCAATAAAAGGAATTAAAGAAGAAATATTTGGCGAGCAAGTGGAGATGGTAAGGGATTATATAAAAGGGGCTTATCGTTTTAGGAATGAGAAAGAGAAGACAATTAAAAAACTACAAGAGGAAATTGCAGAGATTGATAAAGTAATAGGAGAAGTAGAAAAAGGCAATCCCGAAGCAATAAAACAAGTAAAAGTTCCCGCTAAATATTTATCTGAAAAGACTGTTCGTTTGAATGATATGGATTGGGACGAGGAAAATTAAATTAGGAATCTTAAACCTTCTACAGAAAGAAGAAATGAAGGTTTTAATTACAGGAGGGGCGGGTTTTATAGGGTCTAATGTTAGTATCGAAGCCATAAAAAGAGGTCATCAAGTGATTGCTTTTGACAATCTCTGGAGGCCAGAGGTTAGTAAAAACCTAGAACTAATGCAAAAAACATACAAGGATAAATACCAGTTTGTCTGGGGTGATGTTAGGAACAAAGAGGACTTTGAAGCATTGCCAAAAGTTGATGCCATCATTCACTTTGCGGCCAACCCAGAAGCAATTACAGCGGTTTATTATCCTGTGTATGATTTTAGGTCAAACGCAGTCGGGACTTTTAATGTTTTGGAGTTTGCCAGAAAAAGAAACATTCCTTTTATCTATGCCAGCACTACAAAAACAATGTCTGACATTATCAATGAATGGCCGATAAAAGAAACGAAAACTAGGTTTGAGCTGGAGACTGTTGATAAAGCACCAGATTGGCTAAAAGAGCTTTTACTACAAGGGCTAACAGTTGAAGGCGGCAAGGTATTGGCAATTAACGATAAGTTTCCGGTTGATGGTTTTGGCAAGTGGGGACACTCTCCTTATGGAATAAGCAAGTTGACCGGAGAACTTTATACCCAGGAGTTTCATGTTACTTTTGGCTTGCCAGTGGTAATTTTCAGGATGAGTTGTATTTATGGTTTATGGCAAAAAGGAATAGAGGAGCAGGGATGGGTTGCGTGGTTCTTAAAACAGATGATGGGTGGAAATAGAAAAATTAACATTTTTGGGAATGGCAAGCAGGTTAGGGACATTTTGGATGGCAGGGATGTAGCCAGAGCATATTTAAACGCCCTAGAGACGATTTCTAAGGTCAATGGACAGATATTCACCATTGGCGGAGGCAGGAAATTTAACTATTCATTGCTAGAGGTAATTGCGGAGATTGAGAAGGTAACTGGCAAAAAAGCGGAATTGACTTTTGAAAAGAAAAGACCGGCAGACCAGGACTGGTATGTGTCTTGCAATAAGAAAGCCAAAGAATTATTAAATTGGGAGCCTGAGATTGGTTTGGGGCGGGCATTGGAGGATATGAAAAAACAACATGAGCAAAGATAGCTTTGTTATCAAACAGAATGACGACTGGTGGGAATATGAGGAGAGATACAAAATGAAAAGAAAAACTAGGGCGGTGATTATGGGGACTAGCTGTTTTCCCTTCCTTATAAGGTATTGGAGGGAATTGTTTAATAAGTGGGAAAAAACGGTAGATAAGGTTTATATTTCCCTAGCGCCTTTAGGTGATTATCCTGGTGCTAGGGAATACGCCAAGAGTGTTTTGAAACACCCGAAAATAAGGATAAGGGATAAGAATGAGGGTTGGCCTACAGGAATGGAAGAAGATGCCAAGGAGGCAAAAGAGGACTTATTGCTTGTCTTGCATGACGACACCTTCATCCACAAGCCGGAGTTTTTAGAAGATACTTTCAGCATAATGGGTGATAAGGCAATAACGCCGATACATCAAGTCTATTCGGAGATAGGATATGTTGAGGAAAACATGAAAAAAAGATATGGCGATATGCTTCCCTGGAAATGTGCAAGCGGAGAACAAGGTTATTCGTTTCTTTTGTATCTGCTTTTTATTCCGAGGGAACAGCTAATGGAAACAAGCGTCAATTTTCAGGGATCGGGTTGGAAAAAAGGAGATTATATAAAAGAGCTAGGAATAACAACAGACAGGGACTTTGGCGGGGATACTGGTTTTAAATTGGGACTGGAGTTATTGCAAAATGGCGTTATGGTGCAGCCGATACCAAGATATACAACTGCTAATATTCCTCTTGAAAAAAATCCGCTTGAGAAATTAAGAGAACTTCAAAAAAATAAAGAGGATTTGTTTTCTGATGAAGCTGGCTGGCTTCATATTTGCGGCATGGGGAATAGGTTGGGAGATTGGTTTGATAAAAATAAGAAGGAATACAAACAGAGTGAACAATTCAAACAAGACTGTATTCTTAAACTTGGCTGGCTGTTTGAGTTTTTGAGCTGTGATGAGTTTAATGAGGTTTCCGATTATAAAGAACAAGTAAACAGGGAAGTCGAAAATGTTATTAAAAAATTAAATATTGATTTTAGGAGGGTGAAAGAATATCAAAAAATATTCCATCAATTATTATGGGGAAAATAGATTTTAATTATGTCAACAATCTAGCTTTCAGGGATACGGATATAAACGAGCACCTGCTTGATTTATATGGAGTAGCAGTTGGTATGAACGCTAAAGTCATAGTTGAGCTTGGGGCTGGACAGTCAACTTATGCCCTAACGGCAGCCGCCAATGAAACTAAGGGCCAACTTTATAGTGTTGATTTGGGTAAAGACGCAGTTACCAGGCTTTTTCCGCAAGGAGAAGGAGTATTAGATAAAGAAGAACGCTACCATTTTATCCAAGGTGATGATATGGAAATAGTAAAGACTTGGAATACGCCGATTGATTTTCTTTTTTTGGATACCAGTCATTTATACGAAGATACGAAAAAGGAAATCGAGGCCTGGTTTCCTAAAGTGAAAAAAGGAGGGATTATAGCCATGCACGACGTTGCCCACGAGGAGGGATTGGGGACAGGTTGCCGGAAAGCTCTTGATGAGTTTATGAAAAGCGAGGAAGGGAAAGATTATAGAGTATTACAATTACTTGACACAAAGCATCTAGGGATGGCTATTTTAATAAAGCTATTATGACAAAAACAGTTCTCGTTTGTTTTCACAATTATGTTCCCATGTACGACCACAAGTATTTTGACGTGATTTTGGACTATTTCATGCGTAATTTTGAGAAATATTGGCAAGACGAGGTAGATAAACTATACCTTTTGGACTCGAATTGGGAAGTGAAAGACATTAGCAATCCAAAGGTGGAAGTGATAAAGACCGACCCGAATATGCGTTACTGCAATACCTATAAGGCAGTTTTGCCTACGATAAAAGAGGATGCGGTTTTACTTTTGGATAATGACATGGTGATTTACAGAAAAGGAATTGTTAAAGACGCTTTTAAACTAATTGAGAATGGTTTTGATGTGGTTTCAATTTACGATACGATTGGTGAAAAAACATTTGAAGAATTGGGTGGCAAGTCTAAGTTTTGTCCTTACCTTTTTGCCGTTAAAAAAGATTTGTTGATGAAGTTTAGGGATTGCGATTGGGAAGATGATATGCCTCATTATGAAACATTAGGGCAATTAACAGAGGAGATGTTAAAAGCTGGTTTAAAGCCTTTTGAAATGGAGGAGGATAAAAACTCGATTTACTTTGATGGTGTAAAAGATAAGCCTAAGAATTTGGGTTATTACCATATTCGGGCAGGTTCAACGCCAGCCTATTTGTTGACTCACAGAAATTTAGGAAATAGAAAAACCTATGAAGAGTTTATTAAGGGACAACCAAAAAGGGAAATTCTAAGACAGGTAGCCTGGTATTGGCTGATGGCAGATGAGGCTATAAGAAAAGATGTTATAGAAGTGGTAATGGATTGTGGAATGAGACCTGGTGAATTTAGGTTGTATGTAAGTGATTTTAAGGAGTTTCATGGATTGGAGGAGAAGTGAAAAAAACCATTGGAGAGTTAATTGACGAATTGAGCATCGTAAACTGTAAGATATATCATCTCGTTGAAAAGCAGCGACAGAATAAACATACTGCTGAAGATTGGACTAAATCAGAAAACTTAAATATTTACCGTTCGAAACTTAAAAATGCTATCAACAAAGAATTTAACCAAAGACAAGAAATCAAAATTTAAACATTCGAAAGAATTTGATATTTTTGTCGAAGTTATCAATAGATTAGAAATAGCAAGATGGGGAAAGGAATATATGAAAAACAACAAACTACCTAGTCCATTTGTTCCCCATGTTTGGAGTGAAGCATGCGAGAATTGGTTTAAAAATAAGCTAGAAACTAACAAGGTAATTACAAAAATGATATCTAAAGATGAGTTTATTAAAGCAGTTGAAGAATATCAAACCTTAAATAGATGGCAGTGGTTTAGAAAAAGAAAGTTAGAAAAGCAAATTGCAGTTACGGCTAAATATTGGTTGGAAGATATAAAAAGTATTAAAAAGAAAGAGAAAATAGTTTTTAAAATTCCTAAAATAAAGGAGATTATAAATGACTAGAGCGGTTTTTTTATCGGCAGGTGGTGATTGCTTTATCGGCCTTTTTACCCACTACCTGTTTAAAAAATACTGGTATGGGGAAGCGGACAAGTTTTATGTTTGTTTAAACAACCATTCAGGTGTGCCAAAAGAAGTTATTAAAGAATACATTACTAATTTGGTTGACGACCCGAAAGTTGAGCTTATTTACCATCCTAGAGGCATAGGTAATGGGATGCCGATAACAGAAATGGTTAAAATCTGCACAGAAGACTTAGTGATGCTGTTAGAGGACGATGGCTATATATTCACATCAGGCAAGGTCAACCAATATTTTCAGATGATTGAGTCTGATTTAACTGATGCGATTGGTTCACCTCGCTTTTCTTGTGCTGAGGAGATAGCCGAGGTTTCAGCTAAAAAGTATAACCTTGATTATTCTGGTTATGGCGACAAAGGCCCTAACTGGTGGCCAAACTTTTTCTTTGTCAAGAGAACCGATTTGTTAAGAACTGACCTTAATTTCGGCAGTATCCAGTTTAAACCTGGCGATTACTGCAAGGAGCTTGACCATACTTTCAAGGAGATTGCTCATGGGGATACTTTTGTTTATGCCTGTATGCAATTAAGGGCTTTGGGATTGCGGTTTTCTACCTGCCCCCAGTTTCACGCAGACCCTTTTGAAATAGAAAGCAAGGGAAAAAAGGAAATGAATTGGGTTGAAGGCAAGCCCTTTTGGTTGCATGGCGGTAGTTTGTCGGCCTCTTGGAATGGTTATTTAAGCGGTCAAGTGCCGGACATTCAAAGCGAGATTAACGCCAGGGAAATAGAAAGCAGGGTGGCTTTTTGGACAATCGCTTCCGATGTAGTTGAGGGGTTTGATGATTTTAAGAAACAGTATAAACAAGGGATTGAGAACTTGATTGTTAATGCCAAACTGGACAGGAAAAGGATAAATGAGAAAATTAGTTTGTATAAAAATTTAATGCAGGTATAAGGAGAGAAATTATGAAAATAAGAACTAAATACAATATCAAAGATAAAGTTTGGTATTACATTGAACAATTTAATAAATATGCGTGGGGGAAAATTGAAAGTATAGAGGTGAAGGTTGGTGGATATAACGAAAGAATAAGATATTTTATGAAAAATAGATTTTGTGGTGAGAGAAAAAAAAGTTACTATTTTTCCCCTACAGACTTTTATTGTTCTCGTATAGTGGAGAGAGAAGAAGAAGAACTATTTAAAAACCCAGAAGAAGTCAAGAAATATCTTAACCGACAGCATAAAGAGAAAATGGATGACTTATGTGAATTAAAAAAGGGTTTATTTGGATAAAATTACTTTGTATAGGGGGTTGATGGGAGTATGAGTATAAATACAACAATAGGAAGAAAATATGATTTTTATAAAGGTTTAATTGTGCCTAATGGTTGTTATTTTATGGTGCGATTGGATGGTAATTGTTTTTCAAGATTTACTGAGAGATATGAACGACCGTTTGATAAAAGGTTTTATCAAGCAATGCTAGAGGGAACTAAAGAACTTATGACTTATATTCCTGATATTTACAAAGCCCACTTTCACTCAGACGAAATCTCCCTTTACTTTGATAAAAATAGTCAATGGTTTGATAGAAGGATAGAGAAGATTATTTCTATTACAGCAGGAATTTTATCAGCAAAGTTTTCTCAAGAAGTAAAAGCCCAGGCTCACTTTGACAGTAGAATTTTAGTCACGCCAACGAAAAGAGATGTAGAGATTTATGAGAAAGATAGAAGGCTTAATGCTTTTAGGGGTTGTGTTAATTCTTATGCTTATTATAGTTTACGGAAAAAAGGTTTGACTGAAAGACAAGCTACTAAAAAATTATTAGAGTTGAAATCCAAAGAAAGACAAGAATTATTGTTTAAGGAATTTGGGATAAATATTGCTAAAGTTCCAAAGTGGCAAAGGGTTGGTTGTTTTTTAGTTTGGGAGGAATATGAGAAAGAAGGATATAACCCGATTAAAAAGATAAAAGTTAAGGCTATTAGAAGAAGAATAAAAATATTATGAAACCTGATATTTTGTGCTGCCATCCAAGAGACGTAATCTACCCCTTGTTTATGCACCGGATAAACAAAGACAGGGAACTTTTTAACAGGATTATTGTAGTGATGACCCAAAAGGCAAGGGATGTGGATTACAGTGGTTACCTGCAAACAAATATAAAAAGGGTAACTTTGGTAAAAGAATATAAAGATGATGGGAGCGATTGGAGAAATGCCGCTATCAGGGAAGGATTAAGATATATCGGCTCAGGCGACATTTTATTTCTCGAACAGGATTTCCTATTTAAAAAGGGGTTCTTTGAAAAATTGATAGAGAAAGCCAACGATTATAATGCGGTGGGTTTTGTTGACGGCAACAGGTTTCACCCCGCTTGCTTGCTGGTTAAAAGGGAAATATTGAGCAAAACCAGCAGGGATTTTAGCGTTGACAGGGATGTTGGCGACCATTTCGTTAAGTTTAGCAGGGAGTTAATGGATTTGGAGAACTGGGCAGATTTGAAGTATCTGGATTTACCTGAATGGAAACATCTTGCTGGACTAACCCAGAATTTCAGGATGAATAGCAACTGGTATCATCCACGGGAGTTTTTTACTTATTTGGTTTGTTCGGGTGAGATTGACCAGCCCGAAGAATGGGCGGAATTTGCGGTTAAAAAGTTACATCAAGTAGGTGAGTATCCGCTTGATGAAAAGATTAAAAGTTTTTTTTAGGGGGTGAAAAGAAATGAGAGCAGGTAATTCATATAGAGGATTTGTTAATGATATTTTTATCGAATATTCAATGATTGACTTATGTTGGAAAATATGGATTTTTGAGAGAAAAAATAACGAGAGGTGGATTGTTCATGGTGATAAAAGAACAATTTATAAAGATGGTGGGAAGTTGCCAGAGCCAACTATTGTGCTTGAAGACCCAACCTCTTTGAATGATTTAGGTAATTGTTTAAACGAGATGGGGTTTGGCAAGAAACCAGAAGATACTACTAAGGAAGTTAAAAGATTAGAAAACCACCTAGAAGACATGAAAACGATTGCTTTTAAACAATTAAAAATTAAGGAGAAAAAATGAATTGCACTCTTATAACTTGCTGGATAAAGCACTGCGATTATCCCTTATATAGAAGATTTTTGAAGAATTACCGACAATTTTTTAATAAGATAGTAATTCTTTTTTCAGAGCATAATCGTTGGCCTTATTTTGACCATTTTATTCATGGTTCATTGGCTGACCTAGATATAACATTTTTGGACTCAAAAGAACTGGATTGGGGCAAGGAAGATTGGCGGAATGTGGCTACCAACGAAATGCTTAAATATTCAGATACCGAATGGGTTGTTTCTATTGAGCAGGATTGGTTTAGCAAAGACTGGAATAAATTATTAAATGCGGTTGAAGAAGCCAGTAAAGATAACGAGTATATCGGCTGGTGGCAGGAGAGTAATAAATACATACATCCAAGTTTCTGGTTTATTAAAAGAGCATTGCTTGATAAGACTAGAAAAGATTTTGCCGCTCATGGTAAACATGACCATTTTGGCTGGATTGCCGAGGATGTTAAGAGTCTGGGCGGCAAGACTAAAACCACTCAAGAGATGGGGTTTAAGGACTTTGAGGATTGCTTCCATTTAGGCGGCGTAAATCAAAACTACCTTGAGGGACTTAAACCTGACTATGTATTTCACAGGCCGGAGATATTTTCCAGTTATAACTATTGGAGTGTTAAAGCAGACGTTAAACAAGACCCTAGACATCTTGAGTTATGCAAAAAGATAGCCGAAAGATTACCAGCGCCGGATGATAAATGGAAGGAGTTTTTTAAGTGAAAATAACAAATAAAGATTTTGAATTGTATAAAGCAGTTAATATTTTAATAAATTATATTTTGAAGAAGTGAAAATTTTAGCAGACTTTCATCACGACAGCCTATGGTGGGCATTACACCTGCTTTTTGAAAAGCGGTTAGGCTGGGAGCTTTACCGGCCTTATGGCGTGGAATGGTTTGACCAGGAATATTTTAAATTGTATGGGCATTTTGCCATGAAAGAACCTTACCGCTTTTTGGCTAAATTGTATTTAAAAGACATTGTTTTTACTCAAGATGGCGAGAACGGCTATGGTTTGGAAACAAGAATGGGTTGCATTGACTATCCCAAGTTTAAATTAGTTACCCTTAAAAAAGCTAAAGAAATGGACTTTGACATAATAATTTGCACCATCAACGAGAACGAAAAGTATTTTTACAAGTTCGCCAAAGAGTTTTGTCCGAAAGCGAAGCTGATAAGGATTACCGGCAATATGAATGATAAGGTTGACCACGAGCTTTATCCTAACCTGATGGCTTCTGATATATCCTCTTACAAAATGTATCAAGGAGAACACAAGGTTTTATTCAGGCAGGAGTTTGACTTGAACCTGTTTAAGTATTCACCGCCGACCAATACCCATAATTTATACAGCTTTTTGAATGGACTTAGGGCAGAGGAAACCGAACCAGGGGTTTTTGGCACCTGGTTTAAGCTTTTGCATTTACTGCCTGAGTTTAAATTCAGGAGTTATGGCGGCAAGTGCGAGAACGGCCGGATTTTTGGCAAAAGGAAGTTGATTGAGAGAATGTCGGAAGCCTCTTTTTTATACCATGTGAAAAGGATTGACGGCTACGGGCATACTATCCACAATGCTTTTGCTTTGGGAAGGCCAGTTATTACTTGTTTTGAGTATTACAGAGACAAAATTGCCGAGCCTCTTTTGGTTGATGGCGAAACCGCTATTTTTACTGATGGCCGGAGCAGCCGGCAGATAGCAGAAATTGTTAGAAGCAAGGCTAACATAGAGGAATTGACAAGGATGAGTGAGAATTGCCGGAAGAAGTTTGAGGAGAATGTCAAGTTTGATTATGAATTTATGCGGATACAAAAGTTTTTGGAGGAGTTGAGGTGAAAGTATTAGCCGATATGCACCACCAGCAGCTTTTTCATAGCCTAGAGCTTTTGTTTGAGAAAAGGCTGGGCTGGGAGCTTTACACCATGAAAGGGCTTGAGTGGTTTAACGAAGGCTTTTGGAAGGGAGCGGAAGCCTATGCGAATAATGTTGGAACAGTCGGCCAGTATCTAGGTTTGAGGGGTAAAACACCGGACAGCAACGGCGTTTGCGTGGTTGACGGCACTAAGGGATTAACACTTGAGGGATTTAAAACAATGCCTGTAGATATTGTGATTGCCTCGATACCGGCCCATGTTAAGTCTTTTAATGACTTGATAAAAAAATACAAGCCGCAAGCTAAGCTGATTTATCAAGTCGGCAACCATTTCGGCTCGATTGATTTCAGTTTGGTTAAGAACCTGATGTCCAGCACCATGCCCGAACAAGTGCCGAGCAATGTCAATGCGGTTTTCTACCACCAGGAGTTTTCCTTAGATGTTTTTAAATACGAACCGCCTCAAGAAAGCAAGGCAATAAGGAGTTTTGTACACACATTGTCAATTGCTGGACATTTTCAAGCCGATTGGCAGGATTTCTTGTCATTGGAAAAAGCTCTGCCTGAATTGAAGTTTGAGGCTTATGGGGCTGGCTGTCGGGATGGCTGCATTGGCGGAGAAGGAGAGATTGCAAGGTTAATAAGAGAGAGTTTGTTTGGCTTTCATTTAAAGAACATGGCAGACGGCTTCGGCCATACCATCCATAACTGGTTTGCGTGCGGACGGCCGGTAATTGTTCGCAAAAGCCAGTATCAAGGGAAACTAGCTGGACAGCTGATGATAGACGGCTTAACTTGCATTGACTTGGATAAAGGAAGCCTAGAAAGCAATGTCGAAAGGATAAGAAAAGCAAGCCAGCCAGAGGAACATAACAAGATGTGCCAACAGGCTTTTGATAAATTTAAACGGGTTTGCGATTTTGACAAAGAGTTTTTAAAAATTAAAACTTTTTTAGAGAAGCTAGGATAGGAGGTGAGAAATGGACAATAAAGGATATATTTTAGGCTTTTGGAGAAATGTTAAAACCAGATGCCAGAACCCTGAGTGCGGAAGGCCGATTACCAGAGCCTACGAATTAAGACCGAATAGCTATGGAGATTTGCCTGAAGGCATTAAAGAGATTGCGCCGGTAGGCAGGTATTGCCCCCATTGCGCTAAAAAGATGGTTGAGGCGGTTCAACAGGCAATTAAAGAGGAGGAGGAAAAAGGAGGTTTGGATTTATAGTTTCTTGAAAGCTGGAGAATAGGAAGGATAGTTAGTAGGTTTTGTCCATGCTTCTGGGTATTAACCTATTCTTCGGCTTTGAGGGAAATATGACGGAAATAACTGACTTAGAAAAATTACCAAAAGAGAAACAAAAAGTCGTGGCTAAAGTCCTGTATAAAATGGGATGGGCTTCTAAAAAAATAGAAGAATGGCTTGGTATTTCGGATACAACAATTTGGCGGGCTTCAGAATTACCAACTCCAGAAGAGCTGAAACAATTTGAAATAGATTTCCAAGTGGCAGTAAAAGGAATAAAGCAGGAAGGGATTGCGAAGGTTTTAAAACGGATATTGGAAATAATCCCAAAAGAAAAAAAATTAGACCAATTAGTGAAAGCAGGAGAATATTTGGAGGGGACTAAAACACCCTTAGTAGCCCAACAATTCAACATAGACGAAGTTAAAGTTTCCAAGGAGGAGTATGACAGGATTTTCGAGGGGATTGAGGATTGACAATAATCCCAAACTAGCGAAGGTAGTGAAACTGGTTTCTGATAATCCGGTAGAACTTACCAACCGCTTTTTATATACTTTCGACCCAAAAAGAGAACCTTACCATTTGCCTTTTAGATTGTTCGATTTTCAAGAAAAATTGGTGGGGAATATTAAAGACGCTATTGAGAATGGTTATGATTTATTTATTGAGAAATGCAGGGAAGTAGGAGCAAGTTATGTAACTTTGGCAACCCTCTTATGGTTTTGGCGTTTTATTCCAGGCTCAAACTTTCTTTTAGGTTCAAGAAAAGAGCAGTTTGTTGACAATAGAGGCGTGAGTCTTCGCAAAGACCTTGAAGTTTCGAATAAGGAGGAGTCTTTGTTCGGCAAGCTTCAATATATGTTAGACCACTTAAATCCTCTTTTATTGCCTAAAGGTTTTAATGTCAAAAGGCATTTTACCACCATGTCTTTGAAAAACCCCCAAAACGGCAATGTAATATCAGGCGAGTCAAGCAACCCTAATTTTTCAAGGGGCGCAAGATACAAGGCTATTCTATTAGACGAGTTTGCTTTCTGGGAAAATGATTGCCTAAGAAAAGATACAGAAGTTTTAACTGGACTTGGATGGAAATTAGTTAAAGACTGTACAAAAAAAGATTTAGTTTATTCAATGGATATAGATACTGGCAAAGCTAAATTAATGCCAATCACTAAATTACATAAGGTATATGCTGAAAAATTATATGAGTTTAAAAACAAAGCTATTGATATTTCTTGTACTGCTAACCATAAATTGTTGATTAAGAAAAGGTATTTTCCAAAAAACACTAGAAAATTTAAAAATAAGAATAAGGATAAAGGAAAGTATCAACAAAGCAATGGAAAAATGTATTTTAGGCGGGCTGATGAAGTATATACCCAAAAACATGACTTTATTCCATTGGTTTCAAATTATGTTGATGGAGAATCTCCAGAGAAGATTTATGGTTTTAAAGCCAAAGATTTCCTAGAGTTTTTAGGCTGGTATATATCAGAAGGGTGGGGAAGAAATAAACCGCGTAATAGGAGAATCAGTATTTCTCAAACCAAAAGTAAAAATCGTCAGAAGATAGAAGATTTGTTAAAAAGAATGAATTTGCCCATTGTTTATAATAGTCATGCTTATAATTTAAGCAAAGGCTATTTACCTGAAAAAATGTTTGATGAATTGATTTCTCTTGGTAAGGCTCATCAAAAACATATTCCAAGAAAGTATCTTAACTTATCAAAAGACCTACTCAAGACTCTTTTTAATTCTTTAATTTCTGGTGATGGGTGTATTACTGAAAGAAAAAATAGGACAAATAAAATGATGTATGCTACAACTTCAAAACAGTTAGCTGATGATTTTCAGGAATTGACTCAAAAAGTAGGATTGAAAGCTTCAATATCCCAACAAAGCTATGATAATGGAAAATGGCGGAAGTTATACAGGTTAAATATTGGATTTAAACAGCATTCCCAAGTAGCCTGTCTTGATAAAAAAATTGTTCCCTATAATGATTTTACTTATTGTGTAACTACTCCATATCATAGCTTATATGTCAGAAGAAATGGTCGGGCTAGCTGGTGTGGCAATACATCAGCTTGGGGAGCGACAGCTGATACCACCGCTTGCAGGATTGTTTTAACAACGCCAGGTTCAAGACCGAGTAAGGCAAAAAGGCTAAGGTTCGGCAAGGATAACGAAAAGATAAAAGTTGTTACCTTAACTTACAATTTAGACCCTAGGAAAACAAAAAAGTGGCTGGCACGAGAGAAAAACAGGCGGTCGGCAGAAGATTTTGCAAGAGAGATAATGATAAACTGGGAAACCTCGGTGGCTGGCAGGGTTTATAATGAAATTGAGCAAGCGGAGGTAGGTAGTTTTCCTTATGATTGGCATTGGCCTTTGTATGTTGTCTGGGACTTTGGCTTGGATGGGACAGCTTTGCAATGGTGGCAGACCAACATGGTTAATGGCAAGCCGAGATTAGTTGAGGCTTTTGAGAACAAAGACAAACCGATTGAGTGGTTCTTGCCTTTTTTTCCCAAACAGGATATTGACTCTAATTTTTCTTATTCCGATGACGAATTGGAATTGATAAGGAAAGTTAAGGAGTTTAAGATTGCCATTCACTATGGCGACCCTGATGTTTCAAAAAGGTCATTGATTACCGGCACTTCGACACGGCAGACTTTGCAGGATAAAGGCATTTATGTTCAGACGAATACTGAGTCTAATGATTTTGTTTCAAGAAGGGAAAAGACAAAAGTGTTGCTGCAACAGGGAATAGAAGTTAATCAAACAAGAGGAACTGATTATTTTATGGATTGTGTCAAAGAAGCCCGCTATCCTCAAAGGCAGGAAACATCGCAAGTAACCACGCCAGTGAATTTGCCAATTCACGACTGGACTTCTCATAATAGAACAGCTTTGGAATATTTTGCGGTTAATTACGAAGGCAAGCCAGAACCCAACCCGATTACCCAATCAACGCCAGAAGAAAGAAGGAGAAACCCGAATGAGAATATTATCCCTGACGAGGGAGGAGTAGCAGATTTGTTTTAAAAGGAGGTGAGTAATGCCGGATAAAAGATGGATGTGTGCCTTGTGTTTTAACGAGAAAACAGGGCCTATGGAATTTGAAACAGAGGAGGATTACAAGGAACACAATAGGAAATATCACCCGACAGGCGAGCCTAATGTGCAAAAGCCTGTGGAAAAACCTAAAATTACAGAGGAATTGCCGGAGCTAGCGAAACCTCAACCTCAACCTATCCAGTTGACTTACAAATATATCGGGACTTGTTCTTTTTGCAAAGGAGAAGTGGAAACAATCGAGCTTGATGTTGGCGTTAAGATCAAAGAGCACGTTTGTTTGGCTTGGTGTAATAACTGCAAGAAGAAACTTAGCCAAAGAAAGGTGGTTAAATTATCATAAAATGGAAAGTGTAATAAGCGAGCATAACTTTTTAGAATACCTGAAAAAGAACTATCCTTACCTTTGGGACTTTGAGGTGGAAATAAGGAAGGTGGTTGACGAGAGTGGGTTTGGCGATGCTTCAGCAAGCGTTATTGTTAGGAACAAAAAGGTGTTTTCCTGTGATGTTTCCCATTGGGTTAAAAAGTTATATGAGGAGAAAAAACAAGTTTGACAAACCTTTAACTTAGTGTTATAACTTTTATTAGTAAAGCTCAAAGGAATATATCCGAGGACTTAGGTTCTCGGTTTTTTTGTTATATGGCAAAAAACACGCTTGAAGAAATCAAAAAAAAGATAATTACTTCTACCCAGCAAGCTGAAAAGAAATCGGGCTTAAAAATAACCAGACAAGACATTCTTGATGTTTTGGAAATTCACAATGACCCGAAAAAGAAAAAAGAAAATGTGGAGAAGTTTTTGGACTCGCTTGACGGCATGACCGAAGAACTTAAAAACAAGGTCTTAAATGATTTGGAGAGCTATGGTTGAGTTTATTATCTTGGCTTTATTGGTAATAGGTTTTGCAGTTTTCGCTTACATTTTCTATACCAAACAAAACAAGCTGACGGAAACATTGGTTAAGAAGCTAAACGACCAGGCCGAGAAAGCAACTGAGATGATGATGGCCGGAAGTTTGCAGGAATGGCAAAGGATTAAGGAAGGCAGAAAGCCACAGCCAAACAGAATTAAAAGCGACCCTAACCTTTTGGAATTAACCGAAGAAAACAGAATCCCTTGGGATGACATTACTGGCGTTAAGATTGACGAAGGGCCGAAAACAAAAGTTAAAATTTACCATTAGTTTGCAGGTTGGCGGGGGGGTCTGATTTAATCAGACTTCTAACGGGGTGTAAACCACGCCCCGTCAGCTTACAAAAAAGGATAAGCTAAAGCTTTTCAATCCAAACCTTCTAAGAAAGCATGAGTGCCGAAGAAAAAGAAAGAAGAAAATAAAAAGCCGGAAGTTATTAAATTAACAACGCTTAAAAGCGACAAGGAAAAGAAGGCTTTAAAGCGAGTAGCAAACCAGTTTTTAAAATCAAAAGCGGACAGTTTGTTTAAGTCGGCTTTTGAAAGCAGGGAACGCTATGATTGGGAATGGCTGACAAGGGATTTGTTCAGGCGGGGCTATCATTTCTCCAATTACGACCAGCCTAACAAGACTGTTCTTCTAGCCACCAGGAGAGGCGTTAAATTTCCGGTAAACCTCTTGTGGTCTCAAATGAGAGGGGTTAAAAACATGGTAACAAACTTCAAACCCAAATGGGAAGTCTTGCCAACCGGCAAGTCTGAGGAGTCTTTAGCCAACGCCCGCTATTCGGGCAAACTCCTTGATTACTATTACCAGCACTTGGGTTTAAGGAAAATGCTTAAAGAAACAGTTATGCAGGGGTTGATGTTCTCCGTTGGCGGGCCTTGGCAGATAGGTTATGACAAAGAGACAGGCGAGGCTTATATTTGGCTTATTGACACTTACGACTTTTATGTTGACCCTTTGGCTCCATCCTTAAAAGATGCCCAGTTTTGCGTTAAGGCAGTCAGGAAGAATTTAGACGAGGTAACTACCAATCCCCACTACAAATTTTATGAGAGTATTCCCAAAACAGGAGAACCAGTGCTGGCGGTTTCTCCGGCCAAGCAGTTTCTAATCCAGGCATTAAAGCATAAGACTGGCAATACCAAAGAAGAAGAGGAAGAAGGGGCGATACTTAAAGAGGCCTGGATTAAAACAAGGGTTTCTGACGACAACATTGACGAGATAAAAGAGGAATTGGCTCAAAATGAGGAGGACACAAAGAATTTAAAGAATGGCGAGGTTTTAATGAGAATTGTCCATTTTACCGACTTTCTCCAAGACCCGCTTTTGGTTCAGCTTAAAAGAAGAAATGATTTTCCATTCGCTTTGTACCAAGGGGATATTAACCCCTGCGAGCTTTACGGAGAGAGCTGGGCCAAACACATTATTCCTATCAACAGGGTTTTAAACGCTTTGGAGTCCTCAGTTTTTATGTTCAATTACATGGTGGCAGTAGGTCGGGTAATCATTGATAAAAATTCAGGGGTGAGATTGGTTGCAAACCAGCATGGCAGTTTCATTGAGAAAAATAGAGGAGCTGACGTTAAAATTCCCCAGCCGCCTTCAGCACCGCCAAGTTTCCAGCAGCAGATTGCAAACTGCTGGAAATACATTGAGGATTTGGGCGGTTTGCATGAGCCTTCCTATGGCAAGTTGCCTTCCAACATATCGGGAATTGCCTTAGCCGAGTTAAAACAAGCGGATGCTAGTAATTCCAGTGATTTGACCGATAACCTGGAAGAATTTTTGGTTGAGGTAGGGCAAAAGACCTTAAAAGTGGTTTCCCAGAATTATGATGTCCCTAAACTGATTAAAGATTTGGGAATGGGCGGGGATGTCAAGCATTTTGCGGTTGTCGGCGAAAGCGGGGCTGGCAGGAGAAGCAACAAAAGGAAAGTTAAGATTGGGCCGGATAGTTTTGATTTGGCGGTTATCGGTTCTGACAATGAGATAAGGGTAACTATCGGCTCATGGCTGGCTTATACCAAGACCGCAAGGCAGGAGAGATTGGAAAGTTTGTTTGAAAAAGGCGCTATTGACCAGAAAACTTTACTGCAGCACTGCGAGTTTGCCGACGTGGATAATATTATCGAGAAAACCAGGCAGGAGGAGATTTTAAAGCAATTCAGGAAAAGCAACGCTCAAGGAGCTGAAGTTTCAGACGAGGAGATAGCAAGGCAGGAAAACGCCATGATGCTTCAGGGAAACGATAAAGTAGAGCCTTTAGTAACCGATAACCACATTGTCCATAACATTGTCCATCAGGAGGCTTTGGGTGCGGGCGGAAACCCCATTATTGAGAAACACATGAGCTTGCATGAAGCACTGGCCGAAAAACACCCTGAAGGGGAACAAGCACCAGCACAAACGCCAATAGCGACGCCAGCGCCAACGCCAGGGGTGGCAGGAATGACCACGCCGCCGCCAGGAGCACCGGCCGGAGGCACGCCAGGCTCACCGGAAGAAGCGGCTTTAATGGAAAGTTTAGCAGGATTGCAAGGAGGTCAAGGTGGCCAAATTCGATAAAGCGAAACTGCTAGTTTTAAGAAGCAACATTGATACTTATTTAAAAAAACTTGCCGAGCAGGAAAAAGACAGTTACCGCAAGTTAGCTTCAGGTTATGAGCAGGTTGAGCGTTCTCTTAACCGGATTATCGAGATTTTGTTAAACGAAACAAAAACAGATAAGACAATGGCCGCTTTAAAACTTTTGAAAAAAGAATTAGGGGAAGCTATCCAAGTAGCCAAACCCGACATGAGCGAAGTTGTGAAAGCGGTTGATAATTTAAGCAAGTCTTTATTAACCCAAGATAGAAAAGAGGGTGAAGTAGTTAAAAGGCTGGAAGCGATAGAAAAGGTTTTAACTAAAAATACTCCTAAAAAAGAAGTAAAAGCGGTTGACAGGACTGACGAAGTAATAAAGGCAATAAAAAGCATTAAATTAAAAGTTCCCGAGTTTGAGTTTCCAAGCGAGGTGAATGTTAATCCTGGTTCTCATTGGCCGCCCCAGAAAGTCCCTAATCCGGTAACTCATATAAACATAAATTCTTTAAAGGGGAATGTCCACCAGACTACTACTACTGTTACGACAACTTTAACTCCTCTGCCTAGTTATGGCGTTCTTGATGACAGGAGAGCGATTATTTTCTACAATAACAGTTCTAGTATAACTGTATATATTGGCGGTTCTACTGTAACCGCTTCTACCGGAACACCGATAGAACCTAAAAGTTTTTCTCCTTCTTTTGACTCAGGCCCTTTGCAGAAATGGTATGGGATAACTTCGTCGGGAACGGCAGATGTGAGGTGTCTGGAGCTTCCAGATGAAGCTTCGGGCAGATAGCCTATAGTATTATGAACTGGAAGGATACTAGTAAACATTGGTCTAAAACAAATCAGAGAAACATTGTTTTAAGTAAAATAAAACATACTCTTTGGAAAAAAGGGGAACATACTAGCCCTAAGACTGAATTTAAAAAAGGATTGACCCCTTGGAACAAGGGTAAAAAAGGGGTTATGCCAGTCCCTTGGAACAAAGGGAAAAAGTGTTTTCAGACATCAAAAAAGGCCAAAGAAAATA